TGCCGCTTTAATAATTGCCTTTTTACTTTGGTTCATATATGCCATGATTTAACCCTCCAAAAATTGATAGTCTACTAAATCGCCGCATGCGATCCACAATAAGCGCTCTAAATTATCGGCATGGTTTGCCAATTGCGCCGGCTCCCAGCCGCCGTATTCTTGCAATATGTCGGCCACTAGGCGCGGATTAAGCGCGGATAATTGGCCGCTTATCTCCGGCAATTGCATAAGCGCCGCGATATCATCATCACAAGATCCGGAATGATACCCGCGCGCGGCATGCTCTAGGCTTAGATTTAATTCAATACGGCCACAAGATGATGTCCAATAGTTTTCCATGATTAACCCTCCAATAAATTGATAAGCCGGCATTCTATACGGCCGCCGGTGATACGCGCGAAGGCCTTCGCCTTGCGCATGGTTTGAAATACGGCGCTATAGTCTTCGCCATGGTGCCGGTAAAACACTACAAAAGGCGCGGCCATGATTATGCCGCCGCCATGATACGGATTACCTTGGCCATGCTCTTACCATGCGCCAAGTAAGCGACAACGCCGGCGCTCTTATCATAACAAGCGCGGCAGCCGTTACACTTGCCGCCATTTTCATAAGCGCGGCACAATGTTGCATTGGCTGGCAGCTGCTCGGCCGTTGCGATAATCGTGCTGCTATTGGCGCCGGCGATTACTTGGCCAGTCACGCTATCACTAGAGCGCCTTACTACTACATTAGGCAGCGCCTCCATGCGCGCAATGACTGGCGCGAATTTAGCAAATTTATGCATGCGCGTCGGCAGCCAATGCTTAACCCATGGCGTGGCCTCCATCACTTGCGCGATTTTCTCGGCCAATTCTAGCGCGTACATGTCGCCGCTATCAAACCATCTAAAATACCGGCTTGAGTCTAGCGCGGCCGTCATGTCACTAACCCAGTCGGCGCGCTGCCAGTCTTCGCGATTAAATTCGCGTGGCGCTTTGACATTTTTAAAGCGATAATTGCCCGTTGTGGCATAGCAGCCGCGGCATGCTGGCACCAGCTCGCCGTTACTATCGCGGGAGGCTGGGCAAGTGTCGAGAGCCTGAAGGCTCCATGACATAATGCCGTCTAATTTACTGGTTTTAGATAATTTAACAGTCATGATTTAAGCTCCTTTGTTAGCATTACGCAAGGCCGTTACATACCCTTCGGTATAGTAATCGGCCGCAATGGATAATTCGCGATCGCTCAAGGCCTGAAGCTCTTCGCTTTTCTCGTACAAATCAAACCAAGCGGCTTCCGCGGCCTTGCAATATGGATGATAGTAAGGCAAGCGATTATCCGGATCCGCGAAGGCCACAATGCCGGCGGGCAATTCAATTACGCCGGTCTCTTCGACGCCGTACTCTTCGGCGGCCGCTTGCGCGGCTTCGATTGTGGCGAATGTCATAAAACAAACAAGCTCACCATTTTGGCGGCGCTCTACTTCGCAAAGCTCGCCGGTCGGTTTATGTACTAAACAATATGTCATGATGATAGATCCTCTCAAAATATGCGCCGCATAATTGCAATGCATGCGACGATTTTCGCCGCTCTATATATGATGTCAAGAAATAAAAACCCTAATAGGGTTTACCCTAATACTAGGACGCGACTCTGTCCCCATATTGGCATATAGAGGCCGCACCCCCAGCTCACCGCCTCGCGTACGCGTGGGCGATCCCCATTTTGGTGCATTGCCGGCGCGCCCAAGCCGGCCAGTACGGCCGCGCACTGCTTTGGTGCATTGCCGGCGTGGCCATGTTAGTAAGCGCTTACTAACCAATGCGCCGCGCTAGCTATGTGAGTGAGTGCTTACTAACTTGTATGGCCGCGCTGGCCGGTACGGCATTGTGGCAATTCACCCTCCTTTTAGTGAGTGGGGGCTTACTTACAAAGGCATACACCCAATTAGGGTCCCGTATCGGAGGGGGCGGCGGGGGGCCCCTAAAGTCTCAAGTTTGTATAATTTGCAACCGTTTTAGCAAAACTCGATACCCAAAAATTTTTTTTGTAAAAATTGCTGCACTGCATCCTGTCTTCCCTGTCAAATTAATTGAGAATTATTCTCATTTGGCGACCAACTATCAATGGGTTACAGAGCAAAAGACAGGGTAGGCAGGGTAGTCACCCTTTATTTAACTTTATTTTAAAAAATAAAAAATAAAAAATATATTTATAAGGAAACTGGAATATACCCTGCCTACCCTGCCTACCCTGTCTTTTCCGACACAAATTTTCGCAATGTGGGCAGAAACAATGGCTTCTTTGCATTAATATGTGTATGAGCAAATACGTATACCAAATACAAGGCGCATTGGAAAGTGCGGATGGAAAGTTTCATGGCTTTCGAGTATTGGTGTGTGATTTGAACAATCTTGATTCCGTAGATGTTCCAGTTGAAGTTCTGGACCACGAAACGGCAAAGTACATCCAGTTTCGCCTAAAGTGCACAGAAGGCGCAATGGACATTTCTAAATTGCCGTATGGAGTGCAAAACAAAATTCGAGCGCCGTTAGGGCGTTGGCTGGACCAATGGGTCCGAGAAAATTTCTATGGCGATTACAGCAAACCAAAAAGTATTAACCCTTGATTACTGGAAACCCGCTAGCAAAATTGAAGTTGGCGATTATGTCATTGATAAAAATGGCAACCCAGTTAGAGTCAAACTAGTTCAGCAGTACCGCTCAGAGCAGTGTTATGAAGTGGTATTGAACGACCACCTATCCGTAGCAGGTGATGTGCAGATGGGTTTTCTATTGGAAACCGAAAAGTATCGCAACCGCCTCAAAGACTACAAGGGTATTAAAAAGTTTCGGCGTCCGCTCAAGTTCACCAAACTGGGCGATATGCTTAATATGCCGTTGACCCAAAAGCGGGATGGCAGATCCTCCCTTTCTATTCCCACAACCCAGCCCCTCAATTTGCCGCACCAAGATTTGCCAGTGCCGCCGTTTTTGTTTGGCTTTTGGTTTTTAAACCACAAACCCAAAGGCCATATGGTTTTTCCAAAAGGCCAGCAAAAGTATATTACCGAGAAGTTTAAAGAGTATGGTTACAAGGTAATTGTAGGAGAACGCCACCCCAATGGCGAGAGGCAGTTTATTATTGACCCGCCAATCTCTAGTCAACTCACACCGCCCAACCCAGCCAAAATACCGAATAACTATTTGCTGGCATCATCTGAGCAGCGGCTGCAGTTACTGTCTGGCTTGATTAATGCCAAGTCGCGCCAGTACTCAGACCAAAAAGACCGCTTTAGAATTACACATCCATACTACCCCGCTTTTTTGGGAATCGTTGGGTTAATCGAATCGTTGGGCAACCACACCAGCTGCATGGAACAAAAGCCCGGCAGCTACACTGTATTTTTCAAAACGCGTTTGCGTTTAGTTGAAAACCAAGTCTCGCCACCGATTAAGGTGCATTTAGGTCGGCGCTTTATTAAAAAGATTATTCCTATCGCACCGCAGTCTTGCGTACACATTGAAACCGATGGCGTAGACAAATCGTTTCTCGTAGGAGAAGGTTTTATATCATGTCTTTAACCCCAGCACAAGAAGCTAAACTAAAGAAGTTTGCAGATGCGCGAAAGCATTGGCCTAAACAACAACTCGAATCTGTTCTGTGGCAAGTCAAATGGGCTCTGCAGGCCCTCCCACACCAAAAAGAACCAGACGACGGCGAGTACGATACTTTCCTCATGCTGGCGGGACGGGGATCTGGCAAAACACATACGGCGTCTCATTGGATTGGTATTCGTGCTTGGACCTATGACAACACTCGCTGGCTTGTCACTGCCCCAACCAGTAATGATATCCGTGCAACTTGTTTCGAAGGAGACTCCGGTCTTCTCAATATCATACCCAAAAGCCTTATACGAGATTACAACAAGTCCCTCTTTGAGATTACCCTCACAAACGGATCTCTTATTCAAGGCATCCCAGCCTCAGAACCAGAACGTTACCGCGGAAAACAATTTCATGGAGCTTGGTTTGACGAGCTGTGCGCCTTCGAGTATCTTGACGACGCATACGATGGAGTACAGTTCACCCTCCGTCTGCGCGATCCTAGAATCCCGCGCGTCCAGCAAATCATCACCACCACGCCAAAACCAAAAGAGCTCATTGTCGACCTTGCCGAAGGAAAAATCGGTGGCGACGTCTACATGGTCAACGCGTCGTCATACGACAATCGGGCGAACCTCTCCGAAACATTTTTTAAACAGCTAGAGACTTACGACGGCACCGACATCGGTCGCCAAGAGATTTACGGTGAAATCCTTGATCCCGAGCAAGCTGGTATCATCAAGCGCAAACAGTTTCGTATGTGGCCAGCTGGCAAACCATCTCCAACTTTGGAATATGTGATTGCCTCATATGATCCAGCCACATCCGAAAAGACAATGAACGACCCGACCGCGTGTACGATCTGGGGTGTATTTGAACAAGAAGACGCCGGTACGGCAATCATTCTCTTAGACGCATGGGACGAGCACCTATCATATCCACAGCTGCGTCGTAAAGTGATTGACGATTTCAAAGAAGTGGTGTACGGCGCGGATAACGACTTTGCAAAAGGCCGCAAAGCTGACCTGATTCTGATGGAGGATAAGTCAGCCGGTATTTCGCTGATCCAAGAACTGCAAGGCTCGGGTGTTCCGGTGCGCGGATATAACCCCGGACGTGCCGATAAAGTCCAGCGTTTGAACATTGTCGCACCATTGATTGCCAAAGGAAAAGTGTGGATACCAGAAGACCCAAAACAAAAAGGCGAGTTTGCAGAATGGGCAAAACGGTTTTTGCGTCAAGTTTGTTCGTTTCCCGAAGCTGGAGGCCATGATGACTATGTGGAT